GCTGTTCCAGACCGCGAAGCCTGATTTCGTGATCATCAAGCCTTTCTTTATGGTCGCTTCGTAACGCCGTAATTTGCTCAAGGATCAGAGCAACGCGAGTGTCCATCACACTTGCGCGTTTATCAATACGCCAAAGCGCACCAACGCCAGCGATGATTGCGGCGGTCACCAATGGTGTCAACACAGGATCCACTGGCTCCGTGTAGCTACCCTCTCATTATGGCAAGTAACCGCAAGCCGCCATTTTGTGTCGAGCGATTTAATCGGATCGCTTCGCTTGGAATTATGGTGTGGTCTGCAACCATGCTGACCTTTATGAGCATGGGTTGGGTATCAAGTAAAAGTGAAATGTTTTTTGTAACAGTGTTTGGTGGATCTTCTGCAGTATTTGGAGTGAATGCTGCAAACAAAGGGAGTCAGTCAAATTCGACCGCATCTGCCAGCCGCCCTACGATTAAAAGAAAGACGCCACCCACGCCATGAAATGCGCTTTATTTCTGGCGCTGATATTGCTTCCTGCTGCCGCATTTGGTCAGTCGGTAACGCCCAATTTCACACAGGGCAGCATGACCAGCACGACCACCAGCAGTCAGACGATCAGCGAGACAATCCAGATCAAAATTTACGGCGGCGATTACACCAGCTATTCCGGCACCAATATCACGCCATCAGGAGCAGTTGGCGCAGCAGGCACGACTTACAGCGTGACGACAGCAGGCGAGCCTTACCAGTTGGAAACCGTCACGAGAGCAGCGGGCATCGTCGAACAGCAGGACATCACCCGCACTATTACCACCAGTTCCACCACCAACTCGCTGTCGGTGTTCTCGCAGTAGCCTGCGGAATCTTTGTCCGTACACCGTCCGTACACGCACAAGACGGCGGGACGACGGCCATTGCCAATCCAGTGGCAACATCAACGGGCAGCGTCAGTAATCAAGCCGTCCAGATCAATCAGGGCAGTTACAGCCAGCAAAGCTACGGACCGGGACATCAGTGCAACAGTTCAACGATGGTGCTGACGCCTTTTTATTTGGGCAATGACGTTCACCCAGAGCCATACGTCCGCAACCAAAACTTTGGCGCACAAGTCAGCTTTAGCGTCCCACTGGACTTTGAAATGGTCCGGCTCTGTAAAGAGTTGGCCAGACGGAAGCTTGAAAAAGAGCGTCTGGATTACGCCTTAGTGCGGGCGCTGAAATGCGCTGAGTTGTACAAGGCTGGATTCAAGATCCGCGACGATTCACCCTTTGCGCCGCTCTGCGCTGATGTCGTTCCGATAGCCGCTGTCTCGCCCACGTCTTCACCGGCTTCCCACGCAGTTTCTGAATTTTCTTCGCCACAGCCTTGAACGTCGGCTTGAAGATTTGAACCAGCCTCTTGAACATTGAAGTTGCTGCCAACGTCGCGCCAACACTGATCACGCTAGTTGTTGCGGCTGCACTAAGAATTTCCGCTTTTGGTACAGGGATTTTTAGTTGCGTACCCGGTACAACAACCTCAGTTACCTCCGCCGCCAATGGCTCGGGAATTGCTTGGATTGATGGTTCGACCCGCCGCACTGATGGTGCTACCTCTGCTTGGCGTAATGCTTCCTTTACTAGCTGTCGCAGATTTTGTTGAGTCTCGCGTTCAGGCTCGTCGCGCTCTACGGTCTGCGGGAGTGGAACAGGTGGTGTGCCAGCGGTAGCTGCTGGTGGGATAACAATCGGCGTATAAGACGGAATCTCCGCCCTCGGCAACTCCAGTACAGGAGCAGGCAAAGGCGGAGGCGGTGGGATGTTAATGCTTGGAAGTAGAAGCGGTTCCATCCTCAAAAGGATCCTTTCCGCCACGGCAGATGATCACTGCACGTTTATAGAAGTAGCAATCAGTTTTTCCAGCTTTTTCCAAGGCTGCCTTAATCTTTCGCCAGTTTTCTAAAGTGTCAGCATCCATCACGCAGTTGCTGTTGCAGATATTCTCGCAACGCTCTGTCGTTTGGTGTTTTGGGATTCTTTAGATCTAATTCAAAGATTCGATCACGCAGTTGTTGTTTGCGTGCTTGGCAAAATTGCTGTTTGACTTCTGCTGACTTGGCGTAGCGCGAGTCGATAGTGACCGTCGTCGCCACAACAGTGGTTAGCAATGCCAGCAGACCACCGAGCAGCGACAAACGGTTGTCCATTTATTTGCCTTGGCCGCGTGTCTTTTTACGCCCGTGATTTGCAAGGCTGTGCTTGCCCTGCCCTTGGCGTGTCTTTTTCGGCGGTCCAACCTTGTGTGAAACGCGACCCAGAGCGGTCTTGCTTTTTACTGCCACGGAACGCCTGCCTCTTTGGTGGGTGTGATCATTTCATCGATTCTGGCCTGCAAAGCGGCTTCCACTGCAGCAATCTTTTCATCGCCGCCCAGAGCCTCTTTGACCCAGCTGACCACCACTTCCTCAGTTAGATCAGCAAACGGGATCAGGTTGTCTGGGCGCTGAAAACCAACGCTGCCATAGGCTCCAGAGTTGTAAGGATTGCCTTCTGGGTCTTGCTGATCGGAGATCCCGACAACGGTCCAGTGCGCCGTAAAAACAAAACCGTCCGCAACCTCGCGGTCTAGGTTTGCAATCTTCCAAGTGAACGTCGTAGCCATGATGTCAGGTGGTGAGGGTGGTTAGAGAGTAGGACTAATCAGCAAGCCATTAATACACACGGCACGCAGTAGCTGCCGTCGTCATAGGTGCAGCTCACGTTGGTGCTAGTTACCTTGGCAATCGTCTTGCTGCGGATGATGTCATCGTCTTGCGGTTTGGCAGTGCCATCACCAGCGGACATCAGCAGATCACCGCGCTCAACCGTGACACCTTGAGCAATACGGATAACAAAGTCACCCGTCATCGCGCAGTAGAAATCATCGGTGTAGGTGTCATCGTCATCGTCCCAAGCTTGGAAGACGCCCGCAACGTTTTTATCGCCTTCAACGTCGCTTACCTTCATGCGGTTGAGCTGTTCGTTTTCTTCTTCTCCCCATTCACACATCTCGTCGATGTTGCTTAGTACAGTGCCGCGCAGGATTTCTTCACGGGTTGCGCCGCCAGGAAGCTGGGACCAGCGAGAAAGGTGAGCACCGTTGTAGCTGACAGTGCTACCGGAGACACTGATGCTTCCTTCGGGATTATTACCTTGCCTAAATTCAATAATCGTACCGTCAGTTGTGTTCCTGTTAAATATACCGCTGGTTCCACTGCTTCTTGATACATCTATTTCGCCATTAGCGATAAGAGCAATTCCATTGTTGGTGCCACCCGCTCCAGGATCTAATGTGGTGCCAACATAAACTGTTCCGTCACTCGTAATCCTCATCCGCTCCGTCCGAGCAGACGAACCATCCGAAGTAGTGGAGAAAATTAGACGTCCCGGCATATCGTTAGAGCCAGGAGTACCGTCTACTTCACACGAAATTTGAGCGCCTGCAGTTCTAATGTCCGTGCCATCTGCGCCTACAAATGTAATTCGACCAAGGTTGTCTCCATCTTGAACAATGGTGTTAGAGCCAATAGCAGTCCCCCTGGACTTGCCAAGTATTAAATCAGCGCCATTAAATGTGTTTTGGTTGTTTACAATCGCCAGCGATGCTTTATCATAAGTTGTTCCTTCAAGTTGAATTTGGGCAGTGTTGTCATAAGAGACACGCGCAGTAGACGTGCCAACTAACAGGCGTCCCGAGCTGTCGATTACAACTCGATCACTGCTGTTAGAGATAAACTTAAATTGGTTTGATCCAGTAAGCTGAAAGATGCCTGAACCGCTTGAATTGCCAATATTAAAATCGTTGCCTGCTGCCCTATTCTCAATTTGCAAGTAGGCATTGCCTGCTGCCGATAAATGCAGTAAATTACTAGGGCTCGTAGTGCCAATCCCTATAGCATCTGCCGAGGCATCAACAAAGAACAGGTTGGCGTTGGTATCACCTTCAATCCTGAAATCGATATCGTTCCCGCCATCGTTAAACACCACTTCGCTGGTGCCAAACTCAACCCGCTCTACGCCATTAGTTGCAATAGCTAGCTGATCTGCCGCAGGGCGGAAAAACCCGGTATTCAGATCCGACGCAAAGGCAAGACCCGGCGACCCAGCCGTGCCATCCTCCATCAACAGGGTGCCATCCAGTTCCTGAATGACGATCCAGTCATCGTTCGCCGCGTTGCGCAGCTTCAGTTGGCTTGCGTTGGTATCCGCCCACCACTGGAAAGCGAACGTAGTAGTCGGTTCAGTGGATCCGCTGTTATTGCTGACGATTGCGGCAAGGGCGTTGTTCAGGTCACTGCGGACTGCGGCGCCTGTGCCGTTGGCAATGTTGTAATCGTGCTGCGCCACGAATCAACCAAGAATCAATACCAGCAGTTTAACCAGCCTTGCCATAACCAACTGCCATCCATCTAAAGGTCCTGTCAACCGCTGTGTCACTGCTGTTTTTGAACGTGACCGTAAAACCAGACCCGCTTACCGACGAAACCTCGAAATAATCACCAGATTGCATGTTGTCAGCAGTAATGCCGATGCTGGGCAGATAAGCGTTGGTGCCGCCAAGGCTTGCTGTGCCTGTGAAGAAAGCGTCGTTAAACGTAACCGCTTTTGGACCAGCGCCACTTGATATTGAAGTACCGGCCAACTGGTCTTGGCGACGTTGGAACGTCGCTGAATATCCCAGTTCATCCACCAAGATGTTTTGCGCAACATCAGTGCTGGTCATGTCGGCGCGGAACTGAAATGCCCGAGCCTTGAACGTCCCGTTTACGAATTCCTGCCATGCACTCCAAGTTGGCGTGCCAGTTGGATCATCATTGGTTTTGCGCACCATCAATTTGGCATTTACTTTGTCAGTGACAGTGCCATCCCAATCGTCCCAGTCATCAACGTTCTCAGCGCGAGAGTCAATTAGATCACTTGGAAAATAGCCACGAGTAACAAAATAACGGCTCAAGTCCAAGCTATAAATTGCTTCTAAATCAAGAGTCGAAGCAAAGGTATAGCTACCACTTGAAACTACGTCGCCGATAACATCAAACGTTGCCATGTCGTCCACATCGGCAACATCGTCAATATCTTCCGTACCATCAAGGGTTAGAGCATCTAGATCTTCGTCGTAGAAAACATCAATGCGCGTGCCTTGGAATGGTGGAACATCTTGATCCTCCCGACGTGCTTCAACCAAAAGCCTGCCTTGAGCATCAGGCAAATCAATAATTACACTGGCTTCATTGGTGCTGAGCCTGCCGCCATCATCGGCAAACTTGACAAGTACTTCGCCCTCAACAAGCGGAATAATTGCTTCAGTTGCACTGCCTGCCTTTGCTTCAATCAGGTTGACGCTGTTGCTCCAAGTGCCAGTGCCATCAGTCAGGTTGCTGTGACGGATGTAAACCTTGCCGCCAATTTTTACGTCAAGATCAACTGTTTCATTCCAACGCAAACGACCAGAATTGCTGCTGATCGCTTCAAAAGTAAGGTTTTGAACGTCTGCTGGAACCGTGGTTTTACCAGCAATGATTCTTGACGAAGTTGAAGGTTTTGAACGTTTGCCAATCGAACTGATAGCAACAATACGGAAAGTAAACGTTCCTGTTTCGTCAGTGTTAAAGGTAATCGCGTTGTAAGGCGTATCGCCAACAGTTGTATACGAGTCGTTATTTGTGGTTTTGTAACTGACTTGATAGGCCGTTGCGATGCTGACGTTTTTCCATGAAACCGTAATTTCAGTTGTAACCTTGTTTCCTTGTTGTACAAGACGCTCTGAAATGTCAACACCTGTTGGTGAATCAGGCTCTTTGTTCAACAAGGAAATTTGACGTGGTTCAAGCTTTAAGCCATCTTCAACAAAATCGTATTTGCTGCTGTTGTGCTCAAGGGCGCTGATTTTATATTGTTCATTGTCTTCAGTAACACTGATAACGCGAAATTCTTGAGCCTCAAGGCTGCTTGTTTCGATCATGTAGACCGATTGAGCAGCGGGAGCAACACTCAAAGCAGTCGTCAGCGTAATGGTCTTTGCTGATGTGTCTGATGAATCGATCCGAGCACGTTCAACACGGCCATCAGTGTGGACAATAGTTATAAAGTCACCAGAAGCTGCGCTGATGCCTTCATCAATTGTGATGACGCTTGTTGTTGCAGATGCAATACGGCCAGCCTTGCGTTCACCTGCCCGCATCTGATCCATCACCTTGATGATCTGACCCGGACGCACAACGGCGCCGTCTAGACCAACAGTGAAGGTACAGGTTTCAGTTTCATTTTGTTCCTGATAAAGCAACCAACGACCGACGCGGTTTGCTTGACCACGGCTAGTGCATCCAAATGCAACGGTACGAATTTCTATGTAACCATATTTAGCGATAGCAGCTTCATCAGAAACATATTCAACACGTTGTTGATAACCGTTTTCAGGGTCATTCCAAGTGACAAGAGCAACGGTGTGACGGGTTTTCAGGCTGCTGCCTTCATAATTAAAAACGCCTTCAATAACGTTGCTGTTGTTGAATAGTGCTACAGCATCTGTTGGGCGATCTTGTGAGAACGCAATTGATCCTGCTGCCCAGTAGGCCATGCCACGGAAGCAAGATGCAAAGTCCTGAATAACGTTGTACGCCTCGGCACGATCTTGCAGGTAAACGTTGCAAAGAAAACGAGGCTCAGTGCCGCCTTCTCCGTTGTTTACTTTTTCATTACAATATTTTGAAATTTCATAAAGAGTCCATTTATCAATTTGACTGCTGGTTACAAAACGACCCAAACCATATCTTTCATTGGTGATAAGGTCACGCATGATCCAACAAGGATCTGCACACCAAGCAACTTGAAAGTTTCCGTTCCAAACACCTGAATAAGTCAGGCTGCCATCGTCATTGACAGTGGCATTACTTGGGATTTGTACTTTGACACCTTTGATGTCATAAGAACGGGTTGGAATCGATTGGAATTGAGTTGCCTCAAATCGCAGACCAACCAGTGCTGAGAGTGGATAACGCAGTTTGCTATCAACCGTCTCTGTGTAACCAGCAAAAACAATCCGACGATAATTTGTGCTGCCATCATTGACGCCGCTAACGCGCCGAACTTTGATGTCCCACGGCGGAGAACCAGTCAATTCAACGCGATGACTACGCTCGTAAGGACTGGTGCATTTACCATTCAAAGTGGTATTGACCTTTTCTACATAACCGCCGCCATTGGCTTGAACATCAATCGCATAACCAACAGTTGTAGCTTTCAGGCCATTGCTGACAACGAAAAGCTGCGGAAAGCTAATGCGTACAACAACAGCGTCAACAGTAGTGTCTGAAATTTGACGAGTTACAAAATCATCAATATCATCACCAACTTCAGAGTTGACGCTAATTGCGTTTTCAGCAGCAGGAAAACCTGAGATGTAACTTTGACCTGAGGTGCCTACACGGCTCTCAAAACTGTCATAAACGAAGTTATCTGTACCGCCAGATTGAATAGGCGTATCGTTCAAATAAACAGATTCTTTAGCAGTAGCAGTTGCAAAACCTTCAATCTCACCTTCGCTAATCAGATCGACAATTCTGACGCTGGACTTGCTAAATAGCGAGTTAGCGTCATCTGTTGGAGTCGGTGTGACTTGCTGAACAACGACTGTTTGCTGAACGACCTGTTGCGGTGGTGGCGCAGATGGCTGCTGACGACCACCACCTGAACCAGCAATGTTCTTAGCCATTAGATGTCAGTGGTGGTAACGCCTGCAGAGATCACAACAGAACCAACCCGCATCCGTCCGTAGCAAATCGGGACAGGAGCGCCTTGGGCGGTCACGTTGACTGCTCCATTGAAAATGTAACTGGTGCGGTTGTCAGCGGGTTCGTTGTTGCGGGAATCAATTGATGCGTAACGGTTTGAACCTTCGTACGTACCGAAAGTGCCGGGAGCATCACTGATTGACGGCGAAAGCAATTGCGATGTGCCTGTCAAAATCAATGCGGCACCAATCGCAGACGTAACTGTGCCCACGGTGGTCAAAACACCTGCGGTCGTCCATCCAGTTGCCGCTGCAGCACCGCCAAGGCCAAAGGTGCCAAAAAGACCAGCACCCGGCAAAAGGAATGAAACGGCAATGAGGCCGATTCCAAGCGCAATTTTTCCAACGCCGCCACCAGCACCAGCCAAAACAGGCGTAATGCTGATCTCTTCAAAACTTGCAGTGGGAAAATGCATTTCTTCTTCTGGATTTATTGCGTCTTTCCCTACTTGCACCATGTAGCCAATACCGCGTTCCGCAGAACTGATCAATGCATTTTGAAAGTCTTCAAAATTCGCAATCAACGCCCGAATCGCTTCTGCGGGCGTATTCAACTCAAAATGATGGATCCGGCCAAACTGCTTGCCAAGTTCGCCGCGTAGCACCACGCGCTTCATAGTCGGCTCCTGTGACGCAGGATGTGAGTGGTGTTCTTCCGATAATAGCCAGTCAAAATATCGCGGCTTGACAGGCGTTTCATCAGATGATGCAGGATGATGTTGTCTTCCAAAAAGATCGCAACGTGGTTAGGGACAGGCGAAACAATCTGCATCAACAAGGCGTCACCATGCTGCGGCTCTGACTCCTGATCCATTTCGACAAAACCTTCGTTTTTGAAATTCTCCACGAAGGTATTCAGACCTTTGAACCACCAATCGCCGTGGCGCTCGTAGTCCGATAATTCCAGTTGCCATTCTTGCTTGTACCAGTCACGAACAAGGCTGTAGCAATCCAAGGTGCCGTAGCACCATTCCCGGCCAATCAGCGGCGCTTGCCAGCCTTTTGGTGCGATCTGCTCCCAGTTGCCGCACGGCCAACCAAGGATGTACCACGGCAAGCCTGAAGCTTCACAGGCTGCACGATCCGCCATGCTCGGCGTTGGCTGCATGTTTGGGTGGCTGTGAAAAACCGCGACGATCTCGCCGGCATCATCAGCAGCGGCGTAATCCTTTGGATCAAGGACAAAACTGTCCTCTTCTGTCGCAAGGTTTTTGCATGGCCAAAACTTCTCGCGGCCTTTAATTACCACCACCAAACCACAAGCCTCACGTGGGTACTCAGCCTCAGCGTGAGCAATTGCAGCTTTCTTTGCAGCAGCCTTCATCCAATCAGTCCTGCACTTGGGAACCCGCCATACGGGAGTTCCGCTGTTTCACCGAAACGCAGCTTGCAACTGGTAAGCCGATGGCCGCAGACATCATCAGCGCTATCAGTGACGGGACTGTCATTGATATCAAAATAATTAGTGCCGGTATAGCCGCAGCCTTCGCCCTTGTAAGTCCATGGACAGACGTTTTGAATGATTTGACGGCGAGGCAGCTTTACGCCCGCCACGTCAAAATTTGCCGCCAACTCAAAACTGACAACAGCGCGGTTTTCCGCAGTTTTGCGATCAACTACGTAAACCTCCCGAGCAAATTCCGCATATGGATCTGCGGTGGCATTGGTGTCTCCTTCAAAATTTGAAGCGTCAAGATATTTACGAAGCGTGCGAATGCGAGTCACTTTGGCACCCACAAGATCTTTGTAAGCCAAGACCAGCGTTGTTCCAAGGTTTAGAATGTTGCTGATTGAGATGGAAGGACGAGGCAGTGATCCCTGTCCGTCATAGGTAAAACCAGTGGCTTCGATTGGATAACGGCTATAGGTGTTGCCGTTCCAAACAATGTCACCACTGACTTTTTCATTGATTCCGCTGTGGAATCTGTAAATCTGTGGCACACCAATGCTGCTAGCAGTGCCATCTAGTTCAAACAATTCAATGACGGCACTTGGTTCTAATTTTTGTAGTTCCTCGGCTACAGCACTGATCGCTTCCCACGTGACCGTGCCTTCTTCAATTGTTGTGCCCTTGATTGTCGGCCACGTTGGTTCTGTGCTTCCGCTGGTGCCTGCAACACTGCAGCGAAACACCAAGCCACTGCTTTGAACAGTAGTGGCGCGGCGGACATCGCCAACGCTAAAAGCTGTAGTAGCGGTCCAAGCGGTGAACGCCATTACGGTTCAAATACCTGCTCAAAGGTTGCCGTCACCGTATTGGTATCGGCGTATTGCAATTCTCGCTGCCAAGAACGACAAACAAACTTGTAAGCCGTTGCATCGCCAAGTGGTGTCCAATCAAAAGCTTCAACGCCTTTACGTGCGCTAAAGAAATTGTCGATAGCTGCAGCATCACTATTGGTTTTAGCGCTCCATCGCAGATCCCAAATTTTTGGATCTTGATTCAAGCCAAATTGAACGCGCTGTTCATAACCATCGCCAAACTTGGCAGAACGCACAGCGGGTTGAGACTTGCGTTGAGCACCAAAGTCAGGCGTGGTGCCGCCTGTGCTAGTTCCTACGGTGGCATCGTTGAAGGTAGCCATTAACCGAGCAAGCCTCCGGGACGCTTCTGGCGGATCAATTCAGCGCGTACAGCAGCGCCGAGTGCTTCGCCTAGTTTATCGCCGCGAACACCATCGCCTTCAACACTGCTACCAGTTGCATCAACGTTGACAACAATGTTGCCTACATCTCCGCCACCCTTCATTTTTACGGGAATGCTGCGGCCATCAGGCAGCGGCACATAAGCCTCAGGAGTGCTTCCTTCGCCAAACATGGCTAGTTGCGGTGAATTGGCAATGCCGCCACCTGCATAGCGCTTGAGAGGCAGAGGACCACGGCTGGTCATTACACCACCCATAGCAAACAAGCTTGGAAACAACGCTTTGGCACCGGCTCGAAGGCCAAGATCAAGAATCAGGCGAGCAGTTTGACGAAGCAGATCAGCAAAAATGTCGCGCAGTGATTTTGCTTTTGTGAAAAGCGATTCAAAAGCATCACCAATACTCGTGATTACGTTTTGACCAATCTGCTGAAGAAGTTTTGTTGTTTCAGAAGTCTTTTGATTGATACGTGCTTGCGCTTCATCAATGCGCTTGAGTTCTTCTTCAGTTAGCTGTCTATTGGCCGTCTGGAGTTCATTGATCAAACGGGTGCGTTCAATCTCACGTTTTGCGCTTTCGTCTTTAATTCCGGCTTCGATCTGAAGATCTTCAATTGTTTTGGCAATTAACTTTTCACGTTCGGAATACTTAATAATCTCAGCGACGAGGCCAGATCCCATCTGCTTGCCAAGCTTTTCTCTTTCTCGATCAAGTCTTACAGCAGCTTCATTTAACGCAACTCGCTTCTTTTCCGGTAAAAGCTTACTTTCGTTAATTTTCAAAATCTCAGCGTCGTATTCAAGTTGCAACTTCTTGATTGGATTTAATTCGTTATTGGCCGCAATCAGGGCATTAGCAAGTTGAACTGAATAATCTTGCGGACCTTTTGCTTTGGCTGCACCAGCCGGAGCGGCGCCCGGCAAGCCAGAAGGCGGTTCACCGCCACCAGCGCCAATGCTGAGCAATGCACGCTGTTGAGTTGCCTGCTTTAGATCCCTACGCAAATCTGCAAGCCTCTGAAGTCTTCTTTGGCGTTGCGGTGCTTTTTCGCCTGCTGGTCCTGTTTCTAATTGTTTAATTCGAGTCGTAAGACTTTCAACTTCACCCGAAAGATCAATTTTGAACAACCTATTCAGAGCAGAAACAGCGCCATTGATTAGGCGAATTATTTCAGTAAATACGTTTTGAAATGCCGCACCAATAGGAGCAAGCAACTTACCAACATTTTCACTTAATTTGCTCAACTGAACTTGCAGCCTTTCACCGGCAGCCGCAGGACCATTAACGATTGCCTCAGATGATTTGCCGAACTTCTCAAATAGCAATTCAGAGAACTTTTGGAAGTCCTGAAGGCTAACCTTGCCGTCTTCTAATGCTTTATCGAGTTCAGCAGGTGTCATGCCCAGTGACTGAGCAAACAAGGTAAATGCACCCGGCAAACGCTCACCAATCTGTTGGCGAAGTTCTTCTGCCGAAACCTTGCCTTTGCTGAATACCTGAGCAGTTGCAGTAAGTGCAGAACTCAGATCCTGCAAATCTCCACCAGTACCACGGATACCAGCAGCAACACCTTTGAATGCTTTTTCTGTGTCATCAAGGCTGCCGCCAGCGCCAACTACAGAAGCGGCAAGTTTTGTAAATTGCCTTGTAATAATTTCTTGTGGAATTTGAAATTGCTGAGACAAACGCTCAACACGTTCCAAAGCGTTTTGATATTGCGCGTAATCGCTAGTTAATCCAGCAAGAGCAATCCTTTGTTTTTGCAGTTCTGCTGCATAAGTTGCAGTTGCACCCAGTTGCTGCCTAAATTGACCGACCTGAGCACCGATTGCACCGCCAACAGCAGCGCCAACTGGACCTCCTGCAATAGCGCCAATACCTGCACCGATTGCGCCTTCAGGACCGCCAAAAATACCAGCAGCAGCAATGGCACCACCAGTGCGTGCAACTCTCGCTAATCCGCCGCCTCTGCCTGCTTGTTGCGTTTTTGCTAATTGCCTTTCAAGCCTTTGTGCTTCACGATTTGCTTCCCGAAATTGCGCACTTGTGTAGTCAACACTGTTCGCTAATTCACGCCATGCACCAGCAAAAGTTCGAAGATTGCTGATGTTTTTTGTGGCTTGTTGTTCTTGCCTTCTTAATGAACGTGAAAACTTATCAAATTTGAAATCTGCACTAGCGGTATTTCGTCCAACGCCTTCAAGCTGACGCGACAAGCGGTTCAGATTTTGCTCGCCAGCGGTTTTGACGAGGATCTTTAATTCGGTCGCGCTGGAGACTGCCATCAGCTTTTCTTGTTGAGGATGACCAGAACGGTCGATTCCATCACCTGTATGCCTTCAAAGATGGCAACAGGATCCTTAACTGAGTACAGCTTACAGAGCCATTCCAGACTCGGGTAGTTCAATCCGGTCAGGCCAGCCATGCTGGTATGCCATTGCGTAGACATTCGCACGAACATCAACACAGCATCCCAGTTTTCCTCCCAAACCTCACAATCCTGTTGAACAGCCTCAAGCCGAGCAGCAGCAATCTGCTCTTCGCTCGCACCTAAAGCTTTGAGATCAGCCTCTCGCTCGTCAATTACGCCGCCTTTTGCCCAGTAGGTAGCGGCGTCTTTTAGTTTTTTGCGGGTGCTCCGGTGACGCTATCGGCGTATGCCTGAATAAGCGCCTTCATGACATACGGATCGTCACACAGTTCCTTCTTGGTTTTCTGCGTGAACGGAACGTCTTTACCAGCTTCGTCGGTAATACCGTCCCAACCTTCAAGGATCCCGTCAACAAGAGCGTCATCACCCTTGTCAACGAGATCGTTAAAGGAGGAGCGACTCATCTTCTTGAAGATTGCGTCAAACGTTTGAGTTTCAAACTTGCCGCCGTCCACAGGTATCTCTACCTTGACCGGCCACTTGTAAGACGCAACCTTCTTGAGGACGAATGCCATTAGGAATCAGGTGAACTGCAGGCTGAGTTCGTCGTTGCCGCTAGTCGTTGGCAGAGCCAAGTAGGGCATCGAAAGCGAAACTACGCCGTTGGTATCGCCGTAGGATACTCCAGTAACATCAGTCTGGGCAGCCGTCAGGGTGACGATGTTGCCACCAGTTGCTCCCAGCACAAGACTGGTTGAAGCAGTAGAAACGCCCACTGCATCAGCAAAGTAATCAGTGGTGCCGATTGCAGGAGCCTCGATCACTGCAGTGCCACCGGGAGCACGGTTTGTGATCAGCACTTCCTTGTTGGAAGCGGTCTCCTTGTAAATCAGTTCGTTGTTCAGGGACAAATCGAACGATTCAATGCGCTGACTGGTCTCACCGAAGAAGGTGGCCGTGGTCATATTGGTGTCGTTGACCTCAAGTGCTGCAGCTTGGTTTGCAACAGTAAAATCACCAGACAGGGCAGTGCCATCAGGAGCGTTGTAGATCCCGATCATGGTGAAGCTGGCAACAGCAAACTGACCAGCGGTGAAGTTGAAGCTGACAGAACCGCGTGCGCCAGTGATCTTGTGGCGGGTGCCGTCGTAGAAGCAGTAAATGGTTGCAGAGTCAAAGCTGCTGCTCACACCTGCATAGGTGACGCTGGTGTCGGCCACAACGGTCTCCGACAGACCGCAGGACTTCAGCAGGGGACCAAAGGCGGGAGCGGTGCCAGCGGTGCCAGAACCAGCCAGTTCAACATCAAAAGTGACGCTGACTCGCTTGTTAGCAACCAAGGTGGCACGAGTGCTGTTGCCAATGAATCCTTGATAAGCAGCAGCCTGAACGTTGTCA